TCTACTCTTAATTAGAATTATACCAAAAAGTCACATCATATGTCAAGAACTGTTTTTTACAGGTCTTATTAAAACGTAGTGGCTGTAGTTTCAAATGTATACAGTGCATATCGTAAAGCATCCGCCATGTGGGATGACATATTGTGTTTTGGTTTTTCTTTTAATAAATTAGGATTCGGATCCCATTGGTATTGATCTAGTGACATCTGCGCTTGTTTACAAGTTTGGTCTACAATAAGATCATCATTGTCTACAATTCCTGCGACATGCCCAATTCCGTCTAATACTGATTTCTTTGCATTGATAGTACTAATATCATAATTTTGTGCAAAGTCGTATCTTGTTTGTTGTGCTGCAGAGTCAATATAAATCCAGTCAATGTCCCATTTATCAATTAATTTTCGTATCTCTATAGCATGTTGTTCTGTAGTACGTTCAGCATTCATATATTCATCTACTAAGTAGTACTTCTCTTTATCCCAGTCGTAAGCAATAACACAAAATGCAGTAGGATCTTTATACCCTACGTCGAGTCCTCCAAAGACATCCATTTGACTAGTATCTAGTTCTTTTAAATCTGCTGTACATTCTTCGTGATTAAATGCCCATACTTGACCTTCAAATACATTAAAGTCTGCCATGTATTCTTGATTAAATTCTGCTTGGGACATTGTCTTTCTAGCTTCTTCAATATCTGCATCTGCTACTCTTGGGTTCTCATGATATGTTGCTTTTATACTACACCACTCTGGAAACTCTTCTGAGTAGCCTCTGTAATAAAATTCAGCAAAATAATTATTTCGACCCCGTGGAGTAGATATAAAAATTGCTTTTGAGTTTTCTTTGTCTAGTGTAGGTCTGAGTGCAACATTGAAAGCATCTCGTCCATCTGTTAATGCTGCTTCATCAAATATGATGAGATCATAACTTCTACCAACTACTGAATCTACCTGATTAATAGAACCCATTCTTATAGTAGAACCGTTTGATAGTTCAATAACTTTATCTTTTGCATTGTCTCGTGTTACCTCTAAGTCAAAATGCTTGATGAGATTTCTCTGTAAGTCAAATGAGATTTGAGATAATGAGTAGTTAGGTGACATTAATAGTACATGAGCTCCTGGCACTAAACAAGTTAACTGTCCTATAATATTACTTATATAAGTTTTTCCTTGTCGTCGTGATACTGCTGCACATACGAAACGATATTTGGGATTGTTGATTGCATTAATAATTGCAGTCTGAGATGAGTTGGGGGTAACATTTAATAAGTCAAGGTACCCTTCAATAGGTAACTTAATAAAACGAGTTTCTGGGTTCATATCCATTAAGTAGTCTTGCACTACATCGGAACGACTTATTTCAATCAATGTAAGGTCTCTTTTTCAAATAGGTTAAAGGGATCGTCGGAATCAAAGAGTCCGTGTTCTTTTGCAAGTTCTAGAAGATAGAGATAGCCTCCACATAGATCAATAATATCACTTTCAGATTCACTTGGAGTTATTCCATTTATCTGTCGTACTTGAAGTTTTTTTAATACTTCTGCGGCATGCAAGGATAATCCTTCAAGCCATACTACTCTTCGATCTATTACTTTTGGTACTGTCATCTTTTCCTTCGTTTACTTCCAAATCTTCTTTTTTGGGATGCAGGTGGTCTTTTCTTTGAACCACCTTTACCTGCCCAAAATACTTTGTTTGCCCAATAGGCTGCGGAAGATTTTCCTTTTCGGATATTCTTTCCGTGTCTCGCTTTAAAACTTCTTCTAGCTTCAGGACTATAATTGTGTCCCATGCCTTGCGCTCCAAAACGAATTATTTTTATTTTACCACCAACTCTTACAGCTACTACAGCTTTTTTGGTTCGGTGCTTGGGGGTTCTTTTCGGTTTATTTAGTCCGCTTAGTCCTGCCCTTTTTAGTCTTGCTTTTTCGCTTGTTGTCAGTGCCATTGTAAAATAAGTCCACGACTTTATTAAGTCGTCCTGCTTTCATCATTTTATGAAAGTCTTTATGAATAATATTTATCTTCTACGTAGTATTCGACCTGCACCTTTCTTACCAAACCTTGCTCTTTTTGGGTTGATAGTTTTGCCGAATCTTGGTCCGATTGCTTTCGGTGCAGAGCCATAGAATCCACCAGGAGTGGACATAGGAGTTTTTGTATTTACAAAGTTTCCTGCTGCTGCGTTCATGTCTCTAGTGACACCTCTTTTTAATTTATGTTTAGCTAACTTTGATGTACCATGTACACTTGGTCCGCTAAGAAATCCGCCTTGTCTTGCCATTTTCTTTTCCTAAACAGATTTAACTCTGTTCCGTCCCATTTTTTAAATGAGTTTTTAATAATTCTTTGTTATTATTAGGAGAATTTAATAATTCTCTAAGCTCTATTCCCCAGTTTAATTTGTGTTCAAGAGCTGCACGAAACTGGTGAGATAGATTTACTACTCCCAGTATTTCGTTTATAATTTCTTTTTTGTTCATGCTAGTCCTTTTTCGACTTAGCTAATGAATTTTAGCTTTTAGCTTTTTCTTCAGCTTTCATCATTTTATCTTTGATGTCCACTTTTCCGTCCCAGTTTTTATCTTCGCCTGAAACAATGGCACAAAATTGTAACCATTTAATCTTTAACCAATTTAGGTATATCATGTTCTTCCTCGTATTGTTTTAATAATTGATAATAATTTTCCATGAAGTTGCCAGGAAGTACTCGTTGTAAAGCCCAGTCCGCAAACTTAACGTCTGCTTCTCTTAGTTCTTTTAGTCTTTTTTCTTCTGGTGACTGTTCGAACATTTGTTGGCTTTCCTCCTACTCCTTGCTTCACGGCCCGTTTTCTACGAACAGCTGATTTCTTTTGAGCTTTGCTCATAGTTCTTGCTCTAGCTAGAGGTACACATTTAGGGTAGCCTTTTCTGGAAGTTTTTGCTTTTCCTCTACCACAAGGTTGATATTTGCCTTTCTTTTTAGGACGACCAATATCTACCCATTTTTCTTTAAACCATTTAGTTAATCCACCTGCTCTAGCCATTTTTCTTCCTGCGTACTGCTCTTAAATAAGCACCGTGGGAACTGCCTGGCATAAATCTTTTACTCTTTCCCCTGCCATGTGAGTGAATCCCTTTTAATCCTAATCTTTTTGCAGCTTTTCTTGCTGGTCCTGCTGATTTGTAAACATTTCCTTTTTTAATATAGGTTTTATGTTTTCGTTTATTAACCACGACGATACCTACCTCCTCGCTTTTTGTACTCTCGTACAAGCCATGCATTTGCATAGGCACTAGGATAGACTGCAAACTTTCGTCTGGCTGCAGCTTTTACTGTAGCGTATAGTCTAGAGTTAGTAGGGATATTGCGTTTCTTTCTAGCTGCCTTTCTTCTTCGTTTTCTAACTGCCACTATGTTTCTCTCTAAGTTCTGTTAAGAACGCTCTGTCTTGTTGAATGACTATGGGTTGGCTTGTTTGCCTATTACCTCCTTTTGTAAATGTTGGATGTGACCAAAGATACTCACATGAATCTTGTTCGTTATTTCTATCTTCTACGAACTTGTCTAATTCATCTACTGACATATCTGTTAAATAAACTACTGCGTCATAGTTATCCATATTCCAGTTTTGTTCTGTTTTTATAACTTTGGCTTTTATAAACTTTGTTATATAAATCCTGCCCTTCTTGTAACTCTCGTAACTCCAAGGGCAGACATTTTTAATTGAATGAAAATAAGTAAGCCAATTATCCTCTACTTCTTTTCTTTTTTCCACCTTTTTTCTTCTTTTTCTTGCCCATGCCTTTTTGCTTGGCAAGAATAGCTCTTTGTAAAGCCTTTGGTAGTTTCTTCTGCTTTGCAGTTAATGCCATCTTCTCTCCCTATGTCCAGCGAGGGGGTTCCTCAGGACACTCCGCCCATCTTATTTTAGTTTTGAGGGGCATAAAACAATTACAAACTTTACATACCTTCCACCTTTTATCTAGGTTTGGGCATTTTTTGCAGATCTTATAGCGTTCCTCGTGGGAAAGCTTTTTCTTCATCTTAGTTTTGTGGGTAGTTTTTGTCTGCGTTTGCGTTGTAGATTTGTCTTTCTAGCCATGAGCATTTTTACTCTTTTAGAAAGTTCTTGTGAAGGTTCTGCACCTTCTCCATCAACGACTTTTGTTGAGTCTGTTTTCTCAACTGCCTTTTTCAAGGCTTCTTCAATACTGTTGCTCATTTATTTAGCTCTTTATATTTAGTTTTTGCTTCAGCTTCGGTTGGAAATTTATATAAGTTTCCTGCAAGTTTAAAACACCAATGCTGTCTTTTTTGAAAGATAGGAAGTGCTTCTTCTTTCTTTTTAGTTTCTGCTTTCATATCTTTTGTTTTGTATCCTGACTCCATCTTTTCTCCTTTAACTGTGCATCATTACGATTGTTCCAATAGTAGATACACCTCCTAATATTAGAGTACCTGCGACTCCAATCATTATTGATTCGATTCTATTGATTTGTTTTTCAACATCACTGAATTTATTAAACGCAGTTTTCCATCTTTCTGCACACACAGCTTCGTGTTTCGCTAAATCTGCAGCGACTTCGTTAAGTTCCATATTGAATTCCCTAATATTCTTGAAGATTTTTCTTCATATG